ATGGGCTAATGAATTACCAAGAGCTTTTTACTCAGATTCAGACGTATACCGAGAATCAGTTCCCGGATACGTTTGTTCAGATAACGACTGGTGGCAGCCAGACTAACGTCAATGCTGTCACTCAGATTAATACGTTTATCAAACAAGCCGAAGATCGTATCTACAATACGGTTCAGATTCCATCTCTGCGTAAAAACGTTACTGGTAACTGCTCTAGTACAAGCAAATATCTTGCTTGCCCTAATGATTATTTAGCGACTTATTCTTTGGCGATCATCAATACTGATGGTACCTATGAATACTTGCTAAACAAAGATGTCAACTTTATCCGTCAAGCCTACCCAGATCCCACTGATACTGGATTGCCGCGTTACTATGCTCTGTTTGGCTCTCGATTGAATGACCCTAATGAACTTACTTTCATTCTCGGACCAACACCTGATTCTAATTACGGCGCAGAGTTGCACTATTTTTACTATCCAGAATCTATTGTTGATGCTGGCACCTCATGGCTTGGTGATAATTATTCTCCTGTTCTTCTTTATGGTTCCCTCGTTGAGGCGTATACCTACATGAAGGGCGAACCAGATTTGATTGCTGCATACAATGCAAAGTATAATGAGGCATTACAGCAATTGAACCGTTTAGGTACCGGTCTAGAGCGTGGCGATGCATATCGTGATGGTCAGGCCAAAATTAAAGTTAACCCGTAGTAAATATTTGGAGGCCCCATGGCAATCACTCAAGGAATGTGCGACTCGTTTAAGGTTCAGATCCTTAGCGGTCAGCAAAATTTAGTATCTGGCGCAAGCGCAGTATACAAACTCGCTCTTTACACTAGCTCTGCTGTATTAAGCAATGCAACAACTGCTTATACAACTGTTGGCGAAGTATCTAGCTCTGGTTCTAACTACACTGCTGGTGGTAACACTTTGACAGTTAGCACAAGCCCAACAAGCACAGGCAACGTAGCGTTTATGTCTTTCTCCAACACTTCTTGGACAAATGCAAACATCACTGCTAACGGCGCTTTGATTTACAACAGCACTGCTAATACTGCTGTTTGTGCTTTGGCTTTTGGTGGCGATAAGACAGCTACTAACGGGACTTTTTCAGTGATTTTTCCTACTGCGGATGCTTCAAACGCAATTATTAGGATTGCTTGATCGTGAAGCTTTGCGTAACTTGCAAAGCTCAAAAACCACTAAGCGAGTTCTACAAGCGTAAGGACTCTCCTGATGGTTATCGTAATGACTGTAAATCATGTCATAAGGCAAACTCGCTTAAAAAATATTACGAAAATCATGAAGCTGGGAAGGCTAGACTAAGGGCGGCTCATGCAAAACGGGTTGCTGAGAATCCAAACTTTTATGCTGAGCAATACGCTAAAAATAGAGAACAAGATTTACAAAACTCTAGAAACACATATGTACGATATGCTGACAAATGGAGAGCCAAGCAGCGCCTGTGGAGCAAGAATAACCGTGGTATAGCTAACGCCCTAGGCCGCCGCTATAAATTGAAAAAAGCAAACGCTACACCGCTATGGTTAACGCCCGAACAGCTTTATAATATGCAATGTACTTACAAAGTAGCAGCACAGTTAAGTGCAAATAGCAGCGAAAAATGGCATGTTGACCACATAGTGCCTATTCGTGGCAAAGACGTATGCGGGCTTCATGTACCTTGGAACTTACAACTATTACCAGCGAAAATGAATATGACTAAAGGAAACAAAGTATGGCGTTAGTCGTCTTCGATCGTGTAAAAGAATCCAGTAATACTGTTGGTACTGGTACGATTGTTTTAGCTGGCGCACAAGCTGGCTATCAATCATTTGCTGTTGTTGGTAACGGCAACCAGACTTACTACACCATTGCTGGTCAAACTACTTCTGATTGGGAAGTAGGTATTGGCACGTGGTATTCTGGCAATCTTTCTCTATCTAGGGATGTTGTTCTTGCTTCTAGCAACGCTAATGCAGCGGTTGCTTTACTGCCCGGAACTAAGGATGTGTTCATCACATACCCATCAGAAAAAGCGGTTTATGCAAATAACAGTCCAACAGATGCTTATGTTCTAACAGCCAAGGGTACTGGTGTTCCTCCAACATGGGACCCTTTAAATGCTGCGTTAGCTACGGGTAATAGCTCGATTGTTTTGAATAATACAAACATCACATCAAACGCTACAATAGCTGCTGGACAAAACGGCATCTCAGTTGGTCCTATCAATACCGCAAATGGCGTAACAGTAACGATCGCAAGCGGTCAGACTTGGACGGTTCTATGAGTATTATTAGCGCTGGCAATACAGTTACTACATCGTTAAGACAGACTGCTGACACAAGCGGTAATTTAGTATTTACTACTGGTGGTAATAACACTGTTGCTTTGACTATTGATAGCAACCAGCAGGCATCTTTTGTAAATGCGGTAAGCCTTTCTAACATCACAAGTGCAAGCAACATCACAATTACATCTACTGCTTCAAATGGTGTAATTAATATGAACGCTACTACTGGCGCTCTGACATTACCAACTGGAACTACTGCTCAAAGACCTGCATCTGTTGCTGGATCTTTTCGTTGGAATACAACCACTGGCTCTCCTGAAATATCTGATGGAACTAATTGGGTCGGGTTTGTTACCTCTTATGCGGTTTCTTATTTAGTTGTCGCAGGTGGCGGTGGTGGCGGTGGTGGCAACTACGGAGCTGGCGGAGGTGGTGGTGGTGGTGGAGTTATCAGTGGCACAACTGTTGTAAACCCAGGAGCAGTTTATAGCTTTATTGTAGGGTCTGGAGGATCTGGTGGCGGTGCTTCTGCAATAGGATCAATTGGCTCAAATTCAACTGCTTTTGGTTCTATTGCTATCGGTGGTGGCGGTGGAGCAAACCCGCCTTCAACAGCCCCATTATCTGGTGGTTCTGGTGGCGGTGGTTCTGGAGCTTATAGTCCTGGAATTGCTGGTACTGGAGCATCTGGTACCGCTGGGCAAGGTTATGCTGGAGGCAACGGAACTTGGAATCCTCCTGGCGGTGGTGGAAGTACTACATATACTGGCGGTGGTGGTGGCGGTGCGGGACAATTAGGATTCGCAGCAACTGCTGCAGTATCTGGTGGTGCTGGTGGTAATGGAACTGTATCTACTATTACTGGTTCTTCCGTAACTTACGCTGGAGGCGGTGGTGGTGGTGGCGGTAGAGAACCATCTGCTGCAGGCATATCTCAAGGTGCGGGCGGTACTGGCGGTGGAGGCGCAGGTGGAGCAACAACAGGCTCTAATGGTACTGCCAACACAGGCGGTGGAGGTGGTGCTGGTTCATACAATGGAAGTTCTGCTGGTACTGGTGGTACTGGTGGTTCTGGAGTTGTGATACTTTCGGTACCAACAGCGCATTATTCAGGAACCTATTCAAATGCTACTGTTACAACATCAGGTAGCAATACAATATTGACGTTTACAAGTAGCGGAAGCTACACGGCTTAACAAAGGAGATTTCAATGGGCCATTTTGCAAAGGTAGTGGACGGCAAAGTCACTCAAGACTTCTTGAGAGAGCTGTTCGACTATGCAAATGGCACTCTGATTCGTAAAATTAGTCGTTCTCGTACTGCAAAAGCTGGCGATATTGCGGGATGTTTTGATGAAAAACTTGGATACCATAGAGTATTGATTGGCGGTAAATCATACTTACTGCACCGCATAATTTTTATGCACCAGCACGGTTATATGCCAGACTATGTAGATCATATCAATGGCGTAAAAACCGACAACAGAATTGAGAATTTAAGAGTTGCAACTAAGGCAGAAAACTCTAGAAATAGAGCCAGTAATAGTAACAATACTTCTGGAAGCAAGAATGTTTCTTGGCATAAACAACATAGCAAATGGGGTGTTTCCATTAATGTTGAAGGCAAGAAAAAGCATATCGGCTACTTTGAAGATTGTGAATTAGCTGACTTGGTTGCAGCAGAAGCAAGACAAAAATATCATGGGCAGTTTGCTCACAACTTTTAAGGAGTAATAAATTGGGACATTTTGCTAAAGTGGTAGATGGAAAGGTAGTACAGGTCATCGTAGCCGAGCCAGAATTTTTTAACAACTTCGTGGATTCTAGTCCAGGTAGCTGGATTCAAACCAGCTATAACACCCGTGGTGGCGTTCACTATGGTCAAGACGGACAGCCAGACGGTGGCGTTGCACTTCGTGCAAATTATGCTGGTATTGGTTATTCATACGACTATATCAATGACGTGTTTATTCCACCAAAGCCGTTTTCAAGCTGGACTTTAAACCAGACTTCTTGGACTTGGGATGCACCAACACCAATGCCGACTGACGGCAAGTTATATACATGGGACGAAGCTACTAAGGCTTGGAACGAAATAGTA